AGGTTCTCCGGGCGCCACTGGCCATGTCGGAGGGCTGCTACCTTCTGAGCATCGGTGATCTTGCCGAGGCAGAGCTGGCAGACGTAATGCGCGGAGGCTCGGATCTTGGCCAGGTCGTGTTTGCCGTCCTCGGTCTTGGCGTCGTCCCAGGTGACCTGTCGCCATTCGAGCTTAATGAATTCACGGCAGTGAGGGCACGGCAGGTAGTAGCGGCGCTGGTCGCCGCGGAGGAAGCGCTGCCAGATCCGGCCTTCGACCACCGTGGGTGTAGAGGTCATGAAGGCCTTCGAGCTTGAGAAGCTCTTAAGGCGCTGTTCGGCGAGGTCGAGGGCGTCGGCCTCCCGGGCGGTTGCCTCGGCAAATTTGTCGACCTCGTCGGCTATCAGCACCCGTACCGGGCGGCTGGCTAGGTTAGCCGGGCTGTTGGATCCAATAAATGTCAGCGTCGATTTGTTGAAGTGTTGCTCTAGGTGGGTGATTTTATTGTTGTCAGCCGGGAAGTGGGCCGTTAGCGCTGGGCTATCTTCAAGCATTGGCATCCAACGCGATTTGCTGAATGAGCGAGCTAGGCTTTCGGTTGGCATTAGCCACAGGGCCGGGCTTGGTTCGTTGTCGATGAGCCAGGCTAGGCCGGCCATCAGGGTGGTTGTTTTGCTTGTCTGTGATCCCCAGCACATGGTCACTTCGTAGATTGCTAAATCCTTCCAACATTCAAGAGGCTCCCTGGTGTAAGGTCGTACCGAGGTCGAGAACGGTCCTGGGTTTTCGGTTTGCCTCTGGGTCAGCTTTAGGTTTTTTTCAGACCACTCAACAACAGTTTCGCGCGGCGTTGGGCGCCATAGCATTCGTCGGAATTCCAGCAGGCTTCTTTCTAAGTCGTTAAGTGTCCCAAGGCTTGTTTGATCCATTTTTCGTGAAAGTCTAGAAGGTTTTTATTGTTGGTGATTGTCACTTGTTCGAGATTATTGCAGCTCCTTAGGTTGGCTGATGATTCGACGACGATATACGGTTCTTCGAAATCTAAAGTTTGAACCTTGGCGTGCGTTCGAGTGCTGGTAATACGTATTCCTAGGGTTTCAAATCTGGCTTTAGCAATTCGGAATGTGTTTGGTTCTGATTTTGCAAAGAAATCGGAGCAGATAACGACAGCGGTCGTGATTTGGCCTTGTTGAACGAGATCGGCAAGGTGTCCTGAGTTTTTCAGGTTAAACCCAAGCGTGGACATGTGTAGTTTTTTGATTGGTCTTCCGATTAGTTTTAGAATTGCTGGGACAAGGTCCCAAGCGGCAAAGTCGCCACCCATTATGGCATGTATGGTTTCATGTTTTTCTGGCAACGGTGTTAGGAGTCGGATGGCGTTCGGAACTTCTCTGAGGTCGTACAGTCTCCGATTTGTTGCCCTGGTTGTTACGCGGTTGGTGAAGCCTATTCCGGTTTCAGTTCCGGGGGGCGTTTTTGTTTCTTTGGTTTTTTTTGGATTGGCTGAGTTGGTTTGAGCTATTAAATCCAGATCAAAGCTGTCGAAGTTTTCAGCTTTGGATATTATGTCATCAAGGTCATCCATTGGTCTTCAGGCATAAACCCAATTCTGGGTGTTGGGTATTCTCGAATTATTTTGCCATCAAGCTCGATACCCAGCTCGGTTCGGTATCCAGCCGATTGCTTGTGGAAAAATGCCGTTTGGTTGGTAATGCATTTTTGGTGCATAACTCGGGCCCAGTCTTTGTTTTCTGGCCGATGTTTCGGGCCGGATTCTCCGCCGTAAATAATCCAGTCGATGCCGTTGATGTTCAGGTCATCAAGTGGTCCGATGGCTGGTTCGTAGGAAATAAATCTTACAACTGCCGGGATTTCACGGAGGTGGTCAACTCGCTGGGCTACTCTCATGTCTTCAACCGAGGTTCCGAGCCATACGTGCGGCCATCCTTTTGTTCCCCAGTCGCTTGGCAGGTTTTGAGAAATGCGGTGGGGTCGTTTTGTCAGCAGTTGCCAATCGAGATTGGTGCATTGACGGATTAGGTCCCAGAGCCGAGGGCGTGTTGAGTTGGCAACCGGGTGGTCCTCAAATACGTCACACAGACTTGCGCAGAACACCCGGCGTTGGATTCCGGCTGCTTTGGCCGCCTGGTTCCATTTGATAACGTTTTGCCAGGGTGTTTTGGTTACCTGGCGCGTGGTTGTTTTTGCTGGTCCCCAAAGGTCCAGACCCATTCTGTTTTTGGTCAGGTCTAGCGCGTAGCAGTTAGCGCAGCCGGCTGATATTTTCTCACAACCCATCCAGGGGTTGAAAGTGTGGTTGGTCCAGGCTATTATTGTTTCTTCAGACATGCTTCAGTTCCTTTTCAGCTGAGGTTTGTTGACGGTCAGCAGTTGCACCTGCTGGCCGTTTTGCTTTGGCTCGAGACGGATTCCGATGTACCGGGCATTCCCGGTCGAAAGACTTTCTATTGCCTCGGTTATTTTAGCAAAATGTCCAGCTGATGCCAAAGCATACTTGACTCCAATTTCATCTAATCGTCCGTAGAATGTCTCTGGCAATTTTAGTTTTTTAAAGATGCAGCCCAATGCAGCCAGCACAGCTTTGTCAGTGGCTCCCTTGAACATTGTTGATCCAATGGTCAGGAACACGGTCTTCGGTTCTTCAAGTTTGGACAATAGGGCAAACCAATGTTTCCATGGGCTGCCGTAGGTGTCGATGTCGATGACGTTTTGTGAAAGCCCTTGTTGAAGGATTCTTATTGAGTCAATTTTGAGCCTTCCCTTTTTTGCTTTAAGGTCGACGCCCCAATAAGATTTGATTTGATGGGTTTTTTGAATTGTGTTCCACATGACACCGCCGCCTTGGCAGCAATCAAAGATAGTTGCTGTCCCGTTTGGGTTGTATTTTTCTAAGAAATATTTTCGAAGCATTAGCTTCGCTCCTGGGTTGTGGTTGTCTGTTTTAGCCATCGTTCGATGTTATTTCCACTAGGGTTGACGGTGTTTTGGCAATGTCTTCGATTGTTTTGTTGATTGATCCAAATTCTATGGTCGGAATCCCGATTAACACCCAGGTCATCTTTGGTGGTTCTTGGATTGTTAGTTCTTTAAGTTTTCCAACCTCCTCAGTCATTCCAATGATTTCAAGCAATTCTGATTCGTTGAATCCAATGACAGTCAGGTCAATGTCGTCTTTAAGGGTTTCTAGCTCTTTGGCCAGGAGTGATTCATCCCATCCGGCGTTCAATGCCAGTTTGTTGTCGGCTATTACGTAAGCTCTGATCTGGGTGGGTGTTAGGTGGTCGAGTCTTAGGCATGGGACTAGGTTTAGTCCTAGTTTTTTTGCTGCCATTACTCGGCCGTGGCCGGCGATGATGATTCCGTTGGCGTCAATCAGGACTGGGTTGGTAAATCCGAACTCTTTGATGGACGCAGCGATCTGGTCTACTTGTTCCGGTGAATGCGTTCGGCTGTTGGATGCGTAGGGTGTCAGGTCTTTAACTTTTATCTGTTCGATAGGGTTCATTTGGTTATTTCCATGGGTCGGTGTTGTGTAGTGTTCGAAGGGCTACCTCTTGGACCCAGCGGTCGAGTTCTTTCTCGCAGTGCTCTGGGTCGTGCGGGGCGATACGTCCTGAGAGTTGTTTTGGCATGGCCTTTAATAACTGGACGACGGCTCCGTCGTGGTCGGTCATGATTCGGCGGACCCAGTCGCCGGAGACAAGGCGGCGTTCGCGCTCGGCTAGGTTGAGAACATCTTCTCGAGCAGCGGTTAGGTTTCGTGCTGCTTGCGCGTGGACGGCTACCAGTCGCGCTGCGTCCGGTTGACCGTTTTTTAAGCTTCGAACCGTTAGGGCGTAGGCTGCTCGTTCAATTTGTTTTTGTCGTTCGTAAGCTCCTTCTGGTGAATCGGCTGTTGCTGTGTTTGCGTCAGATGGTTGTTGTGATTCTGGTGGTCGATATGGTCCTTCTGGTTCTTTGATTGTTTGTATTGGCTTTGTCCTGGTCCTGATGTTTGTTCGGCGCCATTCGTCCGCTTCTTCAGGGCTGGTCATTGGCATGCCTTGGACTATAAGCTGGGCCACCCGGGGCTGGCTTATACCGATCCGGTCGCCGTATTCTTTCTGTGTCATGGCTTGAGGGCTTTCTTGATCTCCTCGGGCATCATCGAGTCGGGTAGGTTGGCCGCAAATTGAAGGGCACGAAAGATGCCGTCCCTACGGGAGTCGGTTTTTTCGGGCACGCAATACGAAACGATTTGTTCCGGTTTCGTTCCGCTTTTCATCAGCCGGATGAACCAGGCTGTGTTGATGAGTCCGTATTGATCAATGAGAAATTGGATTTGGTTTGGCATAAGGAAAACCGGTTAAAAATTACTCGCAAAAATTGAACGGGGTCTCGCGTTCACC